CGAAACTTGATGCGCTGATGCTCAGCGGGACAGGTACTAACGGACAACCGCTCGGACTAAGTGGGATCACAACGGGCATCTTGGTGACCTATACGGCAACAACTGGCACAGTTGCGGGTGTGTACCCAAAGATTGCAGATTGTCTCCAGCAGATCCAATCCAACGTCTTCGTCAGCCCAACGCACGTAGTCATGCACCCACGACGGCTTGGTTTCTTCCTTGCAGGTCTCGACTCACAAAATCGGCCACTCGTTGTGCCGCAAACCTACAACCCGACAAACGCGATGGGCACGGGCGCTGGAGTATCGCAGTATGGAGCAAACTCTGGTTACTCTATTCTTGGTCTGCCAATCGTTACTGATGCAAACATCACCACAACAGCGGGAGCGAGCACCAATCAGGATACTATCTTCGTGGTTGATGCAAACGAACTTCATCTCTTTGAAGAAGGAAACGGTGACCCACAATACGTGACCTTCGAAGAACCAAATGGCAAGGTCGCAATTAACATAGTGATGTATGGGTTCGGAGCCTTCACAGCGCTTCGCTATCCAAATGCAATCGCGCAGATAAACGGAACTGGTCTCGCCACACCATCGTTCTAGTTGACTAACTCTCTGACAGGTTCCTTCCATTTCCTGTCAGACTGTAAAAGATAGCCATGAGTTGACGAAAGGGAATCTATGGTGAGGGTCATAGTTTTCTCTTCACATCTCCTAACTTGTTTACCCTTTCAAGATAGGTAGCGCTCATGGCTATCTCTAATGGCTACGCAACGCTTGCAGAAATCAAGCAGTATCTCAGCATCACAGACAGCACCGACAATGATCTATTAGAGCAGGCTGTCGAGTCCGCCTCACGTTCGATAGATAGACTCGCGAACCGCAGGTTCTTTGCTGACACAACGGCCTCAGCGCGAACATATCGGGTCAGCAGCCCCGTCATCCTTTATCTTGATGACATTAGCAGCACAACAGGGTTAATCGTCCAAACCGATGACGATGGAGACGGCACTTTTGAGACAACGCTAACACTGAACACAGACTATGTTCTCGATCCACTCACTGCAGCATCTCTTGGCCGCCCTTTTACACAAGTCACTGTTGTTTCGACCAGCAAAACATTCCCGATATTTCCAGGTCTCCTCCAGAATGGACTTAGACCAGGCGTGCAAGTGACGGCAAAATGGGGATGGCCTGCGGTTCCCGCGGACATCCGTCAGGCTTGTCTGATACTCTCAGCCGATCTTTACAAAAGAAAAGACTCACCTGGTGGTGTCATTGGTCTTGGCGACCTGGGAGCGGTGCGAATGACTCCTCTAGGACGCGATGTTACAAATATCGTGCGCGCCTATCAGAAGGTCGCATTAGCATGACGCCTTCAACAGTTCGAACAAACCTGAAAACGGCACTGTCCAGCATAAGCGGCCTGCGCTGCTACGACATCATTCCCGATTCTATCAATGTCCCCGCCGCTGTCGTTGGTCAATTAGATTTCACGTTTGACTTTTCTACTAACAGAGGCACAGACCAAGCGACGTGCGAGGTCATCATCATTGTCTCAAAAATGGTGGAGAGAATGGGTCAAGGCAAACTTGACGCCTATCTCGCAGGCAGTGGAGCAGATTCAGTCAAGGCGGCAATCGAATCAGACACGACTCTTGCAGGAGCCGTAAAAACGTTGCGCGTTGTCAGCGCCTCGGCAGGTATAATCTCCTCAAACGGAACCGATTTCCTGTCCTATCGGTACGCCGTCGAGTTGATAGGATAGAAAAGGAGCACCAATGGCACTATTTATGGGGAACAAGGTCACTGTCATACTAGGCACGACTACTGTTTCCAGCAACGTCAGCACTGTTGCACTCAACCGAGAGGTAGATACGATAGAAACGACGGCGCAGAACGACACAGTTCAAAATTTCGCAGGCGGAATAGAGCGATCGAATCTGACGATTGATTTTTATCAAGATTTTGCTGCAGGCAACGTAAACGCTCTCATTGAAGCCGCGTTTGGTAGCAAACTCAATGTTAAGTTAGTACCTGTGACGGGTACAATCTCATCAACGAACCCAAGTTACAGCATGTCTTGCCTGGTTTCACAATATACACCTATCAATGGTTCCACAGATGGTGTGATGACTCAGGCCGTGACATGGCCTATCACTGCTATATCGGTGGCGACTTCGTAATGTGGCAGATTGCGGTAATAAAGAAAGATGGTAAAAGAACTGCATATGATCTGACTCCAAGCGCAAAATGCGCCTTTGAAGATGAGTTTCGAACAGGCTTCCTTAAGCGGCTTCGAGATGAGCAAAGGGAGTCGGACCTTTGGTGGTTAGCGTTCTATCTTGCCAAAAAAAAGGGAGAAGCCAGCGGAGAACTCGCCGAATGGATAGATCAGTTCGACGATGTTGATTTGGTCGTTGATGCCCCAAATGGATTGAGCGCGGGTCAGAACTCTACGAACTAGCCTGGGTCGCGCTGGAATCGGGAATCGCACCAAATGATTTACTAGAATGTAGTCCTGCCGTCTTTGCAGCAATGAAGGACATTTTGCGACAGAGGTACAACACGCGCAGGACGAGGAGGCACTAGTGTCACGGGTCTTTGATGGGGGCATTCATGTCGAAAATCTTGACCGAACGATCCGCGACCTCAAGTCTCTTTCACCAGAGTTAGATAAAGAACTGATGAAAGAGTTGAAGAAAGCCGCTCAACCTATCAAGAAACTTGCGAAGTCATTTATTCCTAATGAACAACCTCTTTCTCAATGGCGCTCGACACTTGCAACTTATGGCGGCTCCTGGCAAAACGATTTCGAGCACCGCTCGCCTGTCTTGAACAAGTGGATGTTCACCAGTAGTTACGCAAAGGCAGGGATAAAACTCACCACTGCTAAAAAGAAACGTGAGGGATCGAACCGAATCAACGTGCTTGGAGTTATCAACAAACACAGTGATGGTGCCATTTACGAGTTAGCAGGGTACCGCAAAAACAAGGGACGAAAAGCGCGAGATATTGCCAGAGGTGGCTCCGATAAGGCAAGGGCGCGATTTATCCGCGAACTGAATAGGAAGCGTGAGAATCCTGCGCGTGTCGTCTATAAAGCGGGCAAAGAGGCGGGCGAGGGCACCCTGCGGGATCTTGAGAAAGTCATTGACCGCATGGCGAAGAAGGTGTCGCATGGCAATAACTAAAGCAATCATCCTGCAATTACTGTCAAAGTTTGACCCTAAAGGCGTTGATAAAGCAACAAAAAGCGTGGGTCGCTTTGATAAGTTACAAAGCAAAGTATCGCGCAGAATAAAACTAGGATTTGCCGCCGCTAGCGCTGCCGCTGTTGCCTTCGGGCAGAAAATCACTCGCGTTGCAGTCAAGGCCGCTTTAGAAGAAGAAAGACAACTTACAAGTCTGAACAAGACTTTAGAAAACCTCGGCCTGGGAGCGGCAAGCGAGCAGGTTGTGGCCTTTGCCAACACCCTGCAGAGAACGTCGGGAGTCAGTGAAGATATCCTTAGGCCTGCGCTGCAATCATTGATTGTCACAACAGGTGATGTTGAGGCAAGCCAAGAACTGCTCAATCGGGCACTGGACATCTCGAAAGGGTCGGGCAAAGACCTCGGAGCAGTCGTCGGTGCCCTAAACCGAGCATTTTCTGGGAATCTCACTGCGCTTCGCCGCCTTAACGTTGGTCTTGATGCCAACCTTCTCAAGTCAGGTGATCTGACGGCAGTCTTGGATGTTTTGCAACAGAAGTTTGGCGGTCAGACGGCGGTTGCCGCTGCGACTCTTGCAGGGCAAGTAGATAAGTTAAAAGTTTCCGCGGAAGAGGCAACGGAGACCTTTGGCAACAAACTGATTGTGGCATTTTCACAGTTCAGCGAGGGAGGCACTAAATCTCTAGGGACTTTAGGTGCTGGCCTAGAAACTTTCGCAGGGCGCGCGGGCGACGCAGCCATTGGGCTTGGCGCGGTTTTCAGTGATCTTAAGATTAGTTTAGGCCTCTTAGATGAGTCCAGCAACAGATTCTTCAGTCGGATACCGACTTCGTTTATCTTTGACTATTTAGAAAAACGAGGAAAAGAAACCGAAAAATTGCTCGAACTACAAAACCAACTCAACGCTTCACGAGAGGACACAAAAAATCTCGCACTAAACAAACAAAAAGCCGAGGCCGAAAAAAAATATGTTGAGGAACTAAAGAAAAACGATCCGTTACTGAATGCGATAAAGGAGGCAGAGGAGAGACTCGCAGCAGCAAAGAAAAAAGCAGAGAAGCAAGCCGCAGATGCGGCGGCTGCCAGAAAGAAAAAAGAGGCCGATGCGGCGGCTGCCAGAAAAAAAGCAGAGGAAAAAGCGGCGGCTGCCAGAAAGAAAGCAGAGGCCGAAGAACGCACCAAAAAAGCCCTGCAAGACAAGTTTGACTTAGATATTATCAATGTTCAGGCAGCACTAAAACGTAAGATTTCAGATGAGGACAGAACAAGGCTACAGGCTTTGAAGGCCATTCAAACGGAGACAGTAAAAGATGATGAAGTTGCGCTAGAAAAACTTAGGAATCTTGAGAAACTTCGAAAGGAGGAGGCGATTGCTAACGCGCAGGCGGTGAAAGACGCACGGAAATCCGCAGCCGATGACGCGATTTTAGACGCCAAACGGGTCGCAGATCTGCTGAAGTCTTTGATGATTGACATCCCAGTGCGCTTTAATGTCATCCCGCCGTCCGGAATCCTGCCGCCTGGGATGGATGCGGGAAGTCCCATAATCACCACAGGCCAAAAGTTCGTCACGCCTTCTCCGCCTGGGATGTATCCGGAAAGCCCCAGAATCACCACAGGTTTAGATAAGGTTGACCCGCGGTCTTTGGTAAGAGGAACTTCTGGAATGACCCTGGAAAAAGAGGCCGCGATTGCGGCTCGCAAGGCCAGAGAAGAAGCCATGAGGGTGGCTATGGCTTCTGTTCCAGGAGCGCTACCCGAAGGACGCGATCTAGTGCTTGGACAAAACAATACAAATGTGACTATAAACGTCAGTGGTTCGGTGGTCGGTTCCCAAGATCTCCAGCGAGAGATTTTCAACGCGATCTACGGAGGAAACCGCTACGGGTTTCCTTCCGCCATCTCGGGACGCTAGATGGCTGGTGCAACGTTTAAGGCGGTCATCGACTTTGGCGCGGGGAGCACCTTTGACCCTGCTCTGGTTCTTGATGATCCGTCAACACCTCTTGATGTTGGAGTTCTAGGCACGGCGGCTGCCGACCTGCTAGACATCACGCAGTATGTTCAAAACTGTCAGATACGCCGCGCCTATAACCGCAACGCTGACTCTTTCCTTGCAGGAACGGCTCAGTTGCGACTGATTGACACCGCTGGCATTTTCAACCCTGCTGATGTTAGCGGTCCCTATTATGGGAAAATTTTACCAATGCGAAAGATTAGGTTCACCGCCACGGACTTATCTGGCTCCACATACGCTCTTGGTTCTATGTATATCCAATCGTGGCGTTATACCAGCCCTGCCGGTTTCTCACCTGCTTTCATCGAACTTACCTGCTCCGATGGTTTCCTTTTCTTCAATCTTAGCACGATAAGCACTATTACGGGAGGCACAGCAGGTCAGACGACGGCGCAACGCATCACCTCCATTCTTGATGACTCGGAGGTTGACTGGCCTGGGGCGATGCGCTCTATCAGCACGACAGCAACGACAACAGTTCAAGCGGATGATGGAACCTCACGCTCTGCGCTTGCCGCCCTTCAAACAGTCGAGCAGACCGACCTGGGGGCGCTGTACATGAACGAGAACGGATACCTGACCTTTATGAGCCGCGCGGATATCATTACGGCCTCGGGAGGGACTGTGACGACTTTCTCCGATACGGGCGCAGCCGGCACAATCGCCTATGAGAGCGCAACCTTTGATTTAACAGATGTCGGCATTGTGAACTCGTGCTCAGTGACTCGCACAGGCGGCAGTGCTCAAACGGATACAGATGCAGCAAGTGCTCTTGTATATGGAACGCGCTCGAAGATTCGCACGTCTATCGCTCAGACCGACGCCGATGCTTTGGCGCAGGCGCAGACAATTATTGCAAGTCGAAAGGAAGTCGGGGCAGACCTCCGCATTGACAGCCTCACAATCAACGCATCGGACTCTTCATCGGCGGCGCGAGTTACCGCCGCTCTTGACCTTGACATTTTCGATCCTATTAGCGTGAGACAAACCTTGCCAGGTGGAGCCGTGACCTCAAACACAGTCATCACGGGAGTCGGTTACGACATCTCTCCTGGTTCCTTTCGCACTATTTTCACCTGTTCGCAGCCCTTCGCGGTAGGATTCGTCTTGGATTCGACTGTCGATGGTCTGCTCGATGAGGATTCGTTAGCATATTAAGGAGCAATAATGGCAACATTTACCACCGGTCAGGTACTCACCGCAGCGCAGATGAATTCGATTGCGAATCTGACAGTCCGCACAGTGACGAGTACATCGGACACATTCGTCTTGACTGATGCAGACAATAAACTCATCGTGTACTCGACCACCGGCACAGTGACAGTGACAATCCCCCCAAATAGCAGCGTTGCGATGACAACGGGTAGCGTGGTCAATATCATCAAGACGGGTGCGACAGGCACCATCTCTGTCACGCA